GTTCGTTTTGACCCAGATGAGATAGTAGAATTACAAAACAACCCTTTTGATGATTACGCGTATGGACTTTCAGACATCCATACTATTTTATACTTAGTAGACCTAAAGGATTATGCAGAGCGTGACATCGGTGCCGCTCTTAATAAATATGCGGTCTCTCGTTTCGACATTTCCTGCGGGCTCCCTGATATGCCCTATGGCCCTGATAAGATTAATGAAATTGTTGAAACTTTTAATACTTTAGAACCCGGTGAAGATATAATTCACGGTAACGATATTCAAATTAAAGAACTCGAAGGTACTGACCGTGCTTTTGAATATGGTAAATACACAGATGATTTATTAGATAAAATACATATAGCTCTTAAAGTACCAAGAACAATGTGGACTGCACCAGAACAAGCACGTCCGATTTTTGAACCTTATGTAAAATATTTACAAAAAGCTGTAGAATCATCAATTAATTCACAACTAATGCCACAACTTGGCGATGCCCGTTTTGTTTTCCGTGCACTCAACTTAGAAGACGCATTTACAAAAGCTAAAACAGATATGATATATCTATCAGAAGGTGTATTAGCTTCTGGAGAAGTAAGAGCTGAAAGAGGTTTAGATAAGGAAGGAGTTGTAGAAATGCAACCTACTGAACCTAATGTAAACTTAAGTGGAGGGAAAAATCAAGATAAAACAGAAGAAGGTCGTAGAACAGAACAAAGACTTTCTAAAAATAAATCAGGTAACAAGAGAAAGCAAAGCAACCAGAAAGTAAAGAAAGAAGAGGTTGTGGAGGTAGTTGTATGACGACGTTTGAACGATGTGTATTAGAGTTAGGTCCTCGACTTAAAAAGAGAGGAATAGACAACCCCGATGCTATGGCAAAGGGAATGTGCCTAATGTGGGCAGAAGAGAATGGTGAAGAAAAAGAATTTGGAACTATTAACAGCGCTGAGACCCAAAGAAGTTTTGCTATGGATTTCAAATTAGATGTGGAAAAAATCAAACAATCAGATAAGGAAAAAAGAGATGTTTGGGAGTTTCCTATTAAAGCTATTACTTCAGGTAGACACGACTATGAAGTTGATGGCGAAGAACAAAAAGTTTTCATTGAACCAAGTCTTCTTAAAGAAAGTTTAGAAGCTTTCAATGAACTGCCTATATATTACACTCATCAAAGAACGCCTGAAGATTTAATCGGAAAGGCATTTAATCCTCAAATTGAGGAGATGGATAATGGAAAAGTTGCTGTTACGATGCAGGCTCAAGTATTTGAACCTACAGAAAGAACAGCTGAAGTGATAGAGAAAGTTAAAGGCGGTGACATCACTCACGTCAGTATAGACTGGTTTTCGAAGGATGTCGATGTTATGGGCGATTCTTATGCCACTAACATCAGGCCTGTTGAGGTTTCATTTATAGATAATGAAATAGCAACGCCCGTCTGTGGGGAATGCACGATTGACACGGAATGCGGTACAAAAACTGAAAGGGAGTTTGCAACCAAAGAACATTGTGGTTGTGATGGACCTTCAGAAGATAAGTGCCAATGTGACCACGACGGTGAACACAAAGAGGTCGATAATATGAGCGAGGAAGTAGTAAAAAGCGAATCTGAAAAGATTTTAGAAAGAGAGTTTGCTTCATACAAAAAGCAACTGGAAGAAGTATCAACCGCCCATAAAGAGTTAGAAGGTAAGTACGAAGAGGCTACCAAACTCGTCGCCGATTTCCAAAAAGCAGAGGAGGAGAGACAAGTTGCTGAATCAAAGCGCGTCAAAGACGAACTTGTTGGTAACGTCATCTCTAAAGAATTGCTATTGGGAAGAGTCGAAGAGGATAACAAAGCCGCTCGAACTGAAGAATTAGCTCTATGGGAAGATAACAAACTTTCAGGGTTTTATGAAGCATTAGAGTCTATGGAGGCACCAGAAACCGAAAAAACTTTCGGTAAAGGTATCGCTAAAGATTCTGAAGAAAAGGCCGTAGAGGCCGAACCTGAAGTAGAGAGAATGTTCTCTATGTCAAAAGACGGAAGAATCCGTTTTAATAAGAAATAGGTGATTAGATATGGCAACAGAAATAATAGTAAACGATGGTGGAGCTCCTTCAAGGATTTTACCATACGTTGCAAACGAAACTATTGCAGCAGGAGATTATGTTAAGCTACACACTAACGGACAATTACAGCCTTGTAAGGCTAGTGGTAACGTAGGTATGGGCGTATCATTAACTGCAGCAACATCAGGTAACATCGTAAACGTCGTTACCGGTAAAGGGGTATTGTTGAACACTTTTTGTTCAGGAAACATTGCCGCCGGAGCACAAGTTTTTGTAGGAGATAACAAAATGCACTTTATGCAAGCTGATACACTACAAGAACGAGCACAAGCAGTCGGAACTTACGCCGAAACTTCAGCATTAACAACTGGAGACGGATTAGTTCTAAAGAAGGTGATTTTAGGATAAGGTGATTAATATGGTTACAACACAAGAAGGTATACTAACATCCAATAACACAGGTTCATACGCAGCAACAGGCGGTACAGGAGAGAGAGTCCTTATTGATTATAAAGACGCACTCGTCGATTATCGAACAACCGATATCCCTGCAATCAGTTTGTTCACAGAACGTATGACAACTGACACTGGTGGAGACATAGATATTACATTTGGTCTTCCATCAATGAATATGGAACAGATAGATGAAGGTTCCACCCCTAAATACCAACACACAAAGATGCGCTCCGAGAGAGTATCTGTAAATGAGTGGGGTATTGCAGTGGGTGTTACCCGTAGAATGATTGAGGATTCCCGATTCAACGAAGTTGAGTTGGCCCTTAACGAAGCACGCAGAGCAGTAGACAGACATTTAGAAAAGCACGTTATTTACGCTTTACTTGGTCTAGGCGATGCCACACTAGGAACTGGTATTGCAGGAGCAAACATCGGTGTTAACACCGCTGAAGGACCTGCAACATCATCCATTACCGATTTTTCCGCTAACATATATGGTGGATTCATCGCAAGTGGTGGTACTGTAGATACAGGAAGATTGTACAACTACGCTTTGACATCTGACGCACAATTAGTAAAAAGTCACTACGTGGCTGCTACTGATGCAACAGCAGGTAAACTACGATTGGCCGATATTACCAACGCAATTGAATTGATTGGAAATATGGGATACAACGCAGATACGATATTTATATCACCTGCACACTACAGGTCTCTATTAGACTTGGCTGATTTCACAGCCGCTATTCAAGGCGCAAGTGTAGTCAACCCGGGTCCACGAGATTCTGGTGGTCAAATGGGTATATTCGAAGACACATCCGCTAACGGACTTGTCGGACAAATATACGGTCTAAACGTTTACACAAGTGCTTGGATACCAGCTTCAAGGTTCGGTATCTTTGATTCTAGTGTCAAACAAATGGCTTACGTCGAAAGACGCCCATTGACTGTAGAAGAAGCAAACCCCGGTTTCGGAATTGTCGGTTCTTATATGTCTATGAGATACGGACTAAAGGTCATTAGACCTGAAACTGGTGTAGTTGTTATTAACACTGCATAAGGTAAATAATCAGCTCTTAGGAGCACGGTTTACAGTTGGGGGTCTGTATAAAAACCCCCACAATCTTTTTTAACCTACGTAACGTAGGTATATTATAATGCCACTATCAAATCGCTTTGGATTAGCACACGGAAAGAAGAACATTCTACAAAATGCTTCAGGGTCAAACGTATCAAGTTTGGCATTAGATGGCAATACGTTACAATTAAATCAAACTAACAATGTACCAACAAGAAGTGTAGATTTATCTAGTCTTGCTGGTGGTGGTGGTAGCGGTATAGTTGCATCTTCTTCACAAGGACAATTACCTTTCTATAAAACTGCTGGTGTAGCAGCTACTATATCAGGTACCAGTGTAATCACTTTTAATAGCACTAACGAATCTTTAAACGTACATACTAGTGTTGCAGGGGATGCTGGTTTGATGTTAAGAAACACTAATGCTGCTTCTACTGCAAATGGTTTATCTGTTTTCGATGAAAGTGATAGTAGACGATTAGATGTTGGATATAATAATAACACTAATGAATCTTATATATGGTCATATGCAGCAGATGTACCTCTTAAAATTGCAACCAATGGTACTGAAAGA